CTTGAAATTATCCAAGGGTTAGTCCCTATACTTTGAGTATTCCAGTCGGGACCTGTTTGTCCATAATCCTGAACATCTGGGGTAGAGTATACCGGATCATAAATTCCATTATACCAACTTCCAAGTACTCCTTCACTATAACAACCCTCCTGCTTTCTACCTGGTACTGCAACATCATAATCACTTACATAATTAAAATATTGTGCAACTGTATAATACGCACTTAATCTCATTCTCGTATAATTTGACCATCTTCCTAGTTGGTTACCGAATTGATCCTTCATATTAAATGGTGATGAACCAAAACTTAATGAATTTGGTTCGGCAAAGAATGTATAAGCGTTTGCCTCCTCAATTCCTGAAGCGTTTGTTTCAATATATGGGTTTGGTAAGAATAGGACTCCTCTATTAGTTTTTGATTCTGCTTTATTATAGTTACTATAAAAAGTCTGATACCAGAATCCATAATCATTAATATTAGGAGATAAAGCCGCCCAAACATCACCTGTACCACTTGTACCAGCTTGGTCTGCTCCTCCAGACCCTGCAATGAATTCGTAACTTCTCATTTCTTTATCATATATGTTTTGTACTCCTGATTCATTACCTCCATCCCCTTGACCTTCCCAATATATCTTAAACCTGTAATCTGCGAAGGTGGCAAATCCTTCATCCTCATTATCTTCCCAACTTTGTGAATCTTCGTCCCAAATCTTTTTTCCTAAATTTAGGGGTAATGGGATCATGAAAGACCCATCTGCTTTTGTTGTCCATTTACCCACATATTCAGTTCTACCATTTGCTGTTAGCCTACAAGCCTCTATCACTCCAACATGTCCAACTGACTCCCCCTGACTAGCAACATCTTCTGGCGTCCTGAGACTATCTGCTCTAACTACTCTAGACACTCCTCCCTTAACTCCCACACCAGATTTTGAATGATTTATACTTTCTTGCCAACATGACTTAGGAATAAAAGAATTATTATCTAATGCATTTGCGTCAGTATATATATTTCCTATTAAATAGGATTTAGGGAAAACAAATCTTGCGGTGTCGAAGTCAGATCTAGTAATACCATATTCACACTCATCAACATCCCCCCAAAAAGGTCTAATATATACTGTTTTATTCATCCCAACTATCTGAGCTAATTGATCTAAGTCATTGGATCTCTTAAATTTTGCGTCAGATTCGAATAATGCCTCGGAGTACCCCAAATTCATTAAATCAGCTGGCGTTACAGAATTATTCCCTATATCACTTAAATCCACATCCATATGAACTATCTGTGTTCCAGTAGGTAACCCAAAAAACATATAGTCTCCATTCTCATTTGTTGTGGTTGTATACTTATAATATTTCTCATGAACATATAATAATGTTTCATTTACCATTATGTCGTATTTGGATGGGAATGATCCGACAGGAGTGTGATCAGCCGGAGTTGCTAATTGTTTATCTCTGGGTAATAAATTATATCTTTGTCCTGTTGGTAGTGTGTCTGTTGGTGTTGAGAATGGGTAGATATTTGTTATAACTGAATTTTTTGAATCTACATCGTCTAGTGGAATAAAAATAGATAGTTTTGCATTCTTAATAGGATAACCTCCATTTGCTCTTACCTTACCTACTAAAACTCCATAGTTTGCACAAAAAATCCTATAAGCCTCTTGTTGTGTTATACGAAGACTCAATATCTCTAGAAAATCAAAATCTTGTTCTAGATCTATATTAACGGATTGTGTACCTTCTTTTGTTACTAAATGTATTGTTCGATTGTCCCCCATAAGTTTACTTCTTAGTTTATTTATTAATAAATATTATTTTATTAATAATTTGCAGAAAGTAAACGAGTTTACTTTGCGAATACTTGAATATCAGTGGTTGGGTATTTTATCTCATACATTGTATTAAAGTTCCCGAATAACGTAAGACTTTCTTTGATGGATATTTCGTTTGTTGTTGGGTCTAGTTCTTGTGGTGCTATATTAAGGGAATACTTACCACCAATTTTATTATAAACCTTAAACTCTACTATGTTTAGAACACCATCAATATTATTTAACTCTCTTGTCAGGTCAGATAAATATATATTCTGTCCCATTGTTTGTTTGGTCACACTCAGGTATCCACTAACGGTATTAATCATTTGAGAAATAACTAGTGACTTATTAAAGTTTTTATCAATATAACAATAAATCTCCATAGATATATTTATAATTTTCCCCGAAGTTATAGTTATATAATCATTTATCATCCTATAATTTGCTAAATATCTTGACATATTATCATTAAGTGTATCTGTTGATACTGCTGTTAACTTCCTACTACTGTCCAGACTTAGTGTTGATATCTCTATCTTATTTTGTGATTCTCCTATTGCGCTTTTATATGGTACCCCAAATTTACTACTCATTTTTGTAATGAGAGTATAGTAATCCCTTACTGTCACCGCTCTATTTTGACCTGAGAAGTTATATTTTATTAAGTGTCTTAATTCCTCGACTGAGGGGGTGTCGGCACCACCAATTGCTGGGGTAGGATTATTACATTTTAGGGATAATTCTACTATCTCATTATTCGCAGCTGAACTACCTTGTGTTATTAGATATACCACTCCCTTATTTTGTAAAACATTTGGTCCTACATTAGATGATTCTCCTCCACCTACATTATATCTAACGAATATTGTTGAATTCACTTTAGGTAATTCGCCTAGACTCTTATTATTAAGTACATTATCTATTTGACTCAATGAATTATTATTAATGTAATCCACCAGAGGTTGTGTATTTGGTGTACCACTACCAAAAGTTAATCTACAAAATCCTTTATCTGTGTAATCTTTTACAAATCTCTTATCTACATTTACCCATTTACCAGGAATTATTGCCCCGTTATCGCTCTGTCTATTCTTATCTTCCATAAAAACTTGTGATTCGGCTAAAGATTCTACCTCATAAAAACTATTTTCAAACTTTAAGAATTCTGATAGGGATGGTTCCACAGCGTCTAATCCATCAACTAACTTAACTTGTTCTATACTAGTAACATTAGTCTCTGGTAATATTATTTCCATAAATGGTGTCACATCCTCAGGTCTAATATTCCTTTTTAGAACCTTACTCCTACCATTAATTACCGCCTCTCTTTTTACAATATTATAAGATACTATTACATCATTACTATCTTTATTAGGTAATACTAACCTATTTGGTACTCCCCCCGCTGAAAGTGGTGAGGCAAAATTAACGTCTTCGTCTACCTGGAATAGTTGTCCGGCTCCTTCTACCTGAGACCCATATTTTAATATGGGAGCATAGTCATTATTAAAACTATCTCCTAGTGTAGGGACAGTTACCGTAAAATCTACTAAACAAACGCTAGGTCTTACTCCTGGTATATTTAATCCTAAGGTACGCCCTATCGCCAATACAGAAGACCTTTCCTGAGCATAATCTATTTGTGTTTCTTGGAATGTTCTATCTGTGTTATAAGATAACATATCAGCTACCGCAGCATTAAGCTCTAATAACATTTGACCTACCGAAGCATCGTTAAAATCACTAAATAAATCAGGATAATATTGTTTAACAAAATTTATTAATTCTGATCTTACTTCTACAAAATTACGTGCGTTATAATTAATTCCTTGACTAGCCATTTTTATAAAATAATTTCAATTGTATCACTCTCATCAAATGAGGTATTAGTTATTGAGTATTCTAAGTTAATTTTAATGTGGTTATTATCAGGGTCGGACTCCACTATTAAGTCGTCTACTGTTACATTAGGTATGTACTTAGCAATACTTTCTGTTAGTTCTAATTTAATATCAGTTACTGTTTTTTCATCAATTTGTTCGAATAAAAAGGTGTATAGACCCGAACCAAAATCATTATTATAAAGTCTCTCTCCTTTTTTTGTTAACAAAAGATGAGTTATGTCAGACTTTATGGCATCTTTTGATGTTCTATTTAACCTCAAAAAATTTCCAATAGGTGAAGTTTCAAAAGGAAACGCTATATTAATTGTTTTTACTGCCATTTATAATTCTTTATTATAAATATCGATGGTTTTAATTTGTAAGACTTCTCGTCACTTCTTCTCATCTGTTACTTCTTCTTTGTGTCCACAATGAGGACATGTTATTAACATAGGTACCTTTTTTTCATTTTCTGGTACATTATTAGAAAACAAATGGTAGTCAGCAATTGACCACCATTTATTACACTTACCACAATTAAAGTGATATAATATTTCTTTACTAAATTTATGCGTCATTTAATTCAACCTCTTCCTTCTCCTCTATAGATTTCATATCTATATCAATTTCACAATTACCACCAGAACAAGCTAATTCACCAGACAAATCTGTGTTATCATCTAATTCTATTACATTAGATAAATCTATCTCAGTTAACGATTTTAACATTTCATTATATTTTTCTTCAGTGATATCTTCAAAAGGTGCTTGAGTGTATGTACCACCATTATAAGGTAATACTGATAATCCATTATAATACTTCCTATTTTCCCACATCCATTCTCCTGCAGGATCCCATTCATGGTCCCTTAAAGAAATAGTTGCGGATACATTATGACTATTAGACCCCTTTCTGTGTCCAGCATTTACCCATTCAGTGGCAACCTTTTTAACTCTTTCTAAAAGTTGGAAGGGTGACTCTGTTCTTAGTATAGACCCTTCTGGTGATTTTTGTGGTATACTAATAACCGCAGTATCGTGAGGTCTAAAATACTCATCCTCAACTAATTCTGGATGATTAATTGTTAAATAAGTGTATATTGCTTCATTTTTACCAACTCTAATTCTTCTAATATAATAATCATTATGCCATGCATGAATACCTGATGAGGTTCCTAGTGTTAATGATGTTGTTCCTGCTGGTTTAACTGTTGTGGTTCTTGCGGCTTGATTAATACCTAATAATTTCGAAACTCTAGTATTTTCTCTTTTTACTAGACTAGCCGCTTTAGACATATCATATCTTAAAACTTTGCCGGACCCTATACCTGTCATTGATACCCCTATGAGAGCGTCTTTTTCTGTTGTTTCTCTCCACACATCTCTTAAATAATGAAACGAAGTATATCCAGCTTGTAACGTACCTATAAATGCCGCCACCTTCACTCTTTCATTCAAATCATCTTGTGATTCTATGTTTGAAACATTTACCTCACATAAATTACAGAACTGATATGGTCTTAAAGCAATCTCACAACATGGGTTGGTTCCCCAATCTTTATCGTTGTTAAGATATATACCAGGTTCTCCTGCTCCCGATAACTCAACTCTTTTCCATAATTCTAAAAAGAATTCTTTTGTGATTTTATGTCTCATTAGTACAGCCGAATTATTTGACCTACCTCTTTGTGGGTTTGTCTCCCACCAGTTACCTGCTTTACACCCAATCATAGCGTCGTCATCAGCACTAAATAAACTAATAAGAGCTGCTCTACGAATACCTCCGGCAAGTACCGCATCTGCGATATGACAGACAATATCGTGTACTTCAATCGTTGTAAGTTGTTCTCCATTTTCCTTTTGATTTAATAAACCTTCAATCTTAACCAAACATTCTTTTAGTGGTTGAGGTCCTGGTGCTTTACCACCTGATGTTATTAATCTAGCCCCTTTAGGTCTAATATCAGAATAATCAAATTCAACTCTACTACCACCACCATTCATATATGATTTCATTAAAACTTTAATCGAGTCTGCCCATCCTTCAATTGAGTCTCCGATTAAGAATCTTCTTTTCTTTTTAGGGTAGGGTTTCTGTATTATTGGTAATTTTGCCACGTGATGTTTCTGAACGGAGTATCCTACTCCTGTCCCCCCTAATAATAAAAACATACACTCACTAAAAGAATCTATATCATCAATTGGCATATAAGCACAATTATAAATCCTATTTGGTGATATCTCAATTGGTTTTCCTCCAAATTGCATACTTCTCATAGAGGGTAATACTTTCTTCTCATACACAAACCTATACTTATCCTCAATTTCTTCCTTCAGATTAGGGTAGCTTTTAATGTGCATATTCTTATTCCTGGTTACTAATTCATCCCAAGTTTCTCTTCTATTTAGTTCAGGGATATATTTTGCATATTTCATATACACAGTAATATCCGACAAAATTCTATTTGATACGTCCATTTTTATAAATTTTTATTAGTTATTATTTAGCTTTTCGTTTCTTTTCTGGATCGCATCCAAAACTCTATTAGCTTTCTTTTCTTTTTTAACATCCTCGAAACCTAAAAAGGATACTTGATCGTCCGTATCTATATGTACTTTACCATTGTCAAATACACAGTCTTCAAAAATAACACCGTCTTTACCAAATCTAGATTTAAGTACTGCTATAGTTGCCCTTCCACTTTCTTTTTGTTCTAAAGTTTTAGCAATAGACATAATAAAGTGTCCTATTTGACCTTTTTTAATCGACCCTCCTATTTGGTGAGCCTCAACTACATCTGCCCCTATTGAACTTCTGTTTCCTTGTACGGCTGTCCACCCTACCATATCAAATTCATGAACTAATGTTTCAAACTCTCTCATTACATTACCTTCTCCAGCGTATTCATCTGTAAAAAGTCTACTTGGAACAACGCAATCAATATAGTCTAAAAGAATAACATCCGGTCTTATACCTCTAGTGATTAACTTTCTAATATAGTGTTTTATTTTGGCAACTGTCGTCCCATCGGAAGCCATTTTTTTAATTATTAAATTTCCTCTGTCCTTCTTAAACTTTTCTAACTTTTCTTTAACCTCTTCTTTTCTCTCAGATAGTTCATTTAATTCAATACCAGTCCAACATGATATGTGTTTTCTTTGTATAACTTTTGGGTTGTCCTCAAAAATTATTTGTACTACATTATGTCCTAAATTATAAGCAGTGTTAGCAAATTTTGTTAATACTGTAGATTTACCCACACCAAAAGGGGCTAGAACTACACCTAATTCTCCTTTTGATAGTCCACCATTTGTTATGTTATCTATTCCTGTTATACCTGTTTGTACTGGATGTCTAAAATCGTCTGATAAAACATCTTCTAGTGCCGTAAAAACATCAATACCATCTTCTTTGTCATTTCCTACACTAAGTGCCTTTCTAAATAAATCTTCTATTTTATCATAATCCTCAAAATTACCATTTGACATTATTTTCTCCGAATTGGAGATGGCTTTCTTAATCTCTTGTTGTTTACAGAATTTTAAGGCGGTTTGTTGAGTAAAGTCCGCGTCAGCAAAATCTTGGTCCTTTAGTTTTTTTAATGTGTCTTTTAAGTATTCTTTTGCTGTTTCGTTTGACACCTCTATTCTAATAAGTTGGTCAAGTGAATCGTGGGTTGGTACTGTCTCATATTTACCATAATATTCCTTGATTAATTGCATTAATAATCTACAATATTGGTCATCAAAATAGGTAGGTTCTATGGACTCCACTATATTATCAGCAAATTTATTATCGACAATTAAAAGTGAAAGTAATTTTAATTGGAATTTATCTCCAAGGTATCCGAAGTTTCTGTCTGTCATTTTATTAATTTATTTAATAATAAATATATTATTTATCTTTATTCTACGTGGTTTGGTGGTCATAATATCTCTTAGTGCTAAGATATTTTCTCTTACTTAAACACCTCTGAATCTTTGAAATTATAGCTGGAATCAAGCTTTTTATGTTTACCGAGTATCTAATTTTCGGAGGGAAGTCCATTCCTGTGAATCTCTCAATAATAATAACCTTACCATCTACTCTAATTTCGAAGGTAAAGTAGTCTTCTTCCTCTCTTTTTGTGTCTTTAACTACGGAGTTTCTATTAGAGAAGGGATTATGATTTGCCCAAAGAAAATCTTCACTTTTTTGTTTCAAATAACTTTGTATTGTACCTACAATCTCCCCTAATTCCCATCTTAAATCAATCGAGTTTTTACTGTTATCGTTATACCCTCTAATATTAAAGTATCTTTGGCAAACTATATTGCCATTAATTCTCAATATAAACTCAAATTTGTCTGTGTATTTACTTCTTGTCTTTTCCATTTTTTGTTTCATTATTTTTAAGTGTTATAAATGGTATTAAAAATTCTGACTGATCTTCGTATGAAGCTGGTATTATATTAACTAACCCATCATCTATCATCATTTTTATTACATTTTTGTAATCTCGTCCTGAAGGATCCAGATTTAAGTTTATTAAATCTTTTACATCTTTCCTAATTTCTTCATCAATAAAAGGTTCTTCTAAACTTATTATCTTATTATTTATTTCATAAAGTTCATCTCCAAATACCCCTCCATTACTTGTTCCTGTCTTAATATTATTCAGTACATTACGTACTCTCCAATTATCCCCATCGTATTCTATATCTTTAATTTCCTGTAGGTTAACTTTTCGACTTTTAAGTTCTGGGGATAACTCACCCAATCTTTTTGGTGATAGTCCCTTTATTCCTAATATATTATCAGATGCGTCCCCTAAAAGAATCTTAATTAAACATACGTTTTTGGGGAGGTATTCTAATTCTCTTGTTACTAGAATAGTATCTTCTGTAACTAACTCCTTTTTATCTAAAAGAAATACCCTAACTTTTTCATTAATTAATTGTACAAGGTCTCTATCTGCGGTATAAATTGTTATTATTTCTTTTTCCTTTTTGTTTATACAGTATTCAGCAATGAGGTCATCAGCTTCTGTGTCTTCATGAACGTATTGTCTAATATATAATTCTTCTAAGTATTGTTGTGTTCTTAATTTCTGACGTAAAAAAGCATCTGAATCATAATTACTACTCTTCCTTCTATTAGTTTTATAATTTGGATATATTTTACGTCGAGCCAAATTGCCGTTTACTCCATCCCAAAAAACAACAACTTTATCATAGTACTTCTCCGATAAGGTTTTTCTAAGAATATTGATGAATTGGTAAAGTCCTCCAATATGTTCCTTATTTTCATTAAAAACGTTCTTTGCTCCAAAGAATGCTCTTTTTAATAAGGCGTCACCGTCGACCACTAGAGTCTCTATTTGTTTTTGATTGTTTCTTCGTCTCAACTCATGATAATTAAAAGGTTAAACATCGGATTCTACTAGTTCGAAACTTCCATCATCTACTTTCTCACCAGCTTTTTCAAATTGCTCAACCCAATAACTTGAGTGACTTTCTTTGTACTTCTTTATATCGTTAGCATCATCATTAATAAAATTATGTGGTGTAACAATTACTCTACCATCAGAAAAACCAATACCATTTACGTGATTTTTAAGTATGGAGACTTTGGTTCTAGTAGCAAACGCTACTTTACGTCCATTTTTAGTGGCATTTATTTTCGATATTCCAGAATTTTTTTGGTTTCCGAATAAAAAAACTAGAGTGGAGTTTAGAAATATAGCTTCTCCTCCTTTCATTTTAATTCTTGGTTGACTGAATGGATTATCTGGTAATTCTACCCATGGTTGATTAACAATTATCAAGGTATTAGTAAACTTTTCACTTTCTTTTCTTGAACCTGTGATTCTTTGATTGATTCCCATTCCTATTTTATCCGCTAACGTACTTGCGTTATGCATTTTTCCACCTTTACCTTCAAAAGTCATTTTACAAGGTACAGAACCTACTGAATCCCAAAAGAAAACTAAATCATAAGGTATATTTCCTTTTTGTTGCTCATCTATTAATTCATTTATATAATCAGTAATCTGTTCTATATAAGAAAATCCATCATTAAATAAGAAGGTACCACTCCACTCCCCTGTTTCATTTAATTTACAATCAAATCCCATTAATTTCGCGTGTTGGAAATCCCATTTTTGTTCAGTGATGATAAAAACTGGTAATTTTCCTTTTTTCTGAGCGTCTATAGCTGACCTAACTAAAGCTGTAGTTTTTCCAGTATCAGAATGTCCTAAAAATACATTTATATGTCCTTCTGCTGGTCCTGGTATACCACAAGCTTTATAAAAAGCCTCACCAACATCAAAGAAACTATCTTCTTTGTATTTTGCCTTTGTACTATACTTTCCTTGTAAGTCTTCTAATGAGAATGTTTTTTTCTTTATTGATTTAGCCATATCTATAGTTATTAAAATGGCATATCGTCCATGTTAATCTCTGTACCCTTATCTAGTTCTGCTATTGTTGTATTACTAACAGTAGATGTTGGTGATGGTGTGGTATCCTCTTTTCTTTCATAAGGATTTTCCCCTTTCGCAACTTTCTCAAGAAACTCCACATCTTTCCTTACATATACATCTTTATATGTTTCTTTGTTAGCCATCCAAAGTTTAGCCTTTTCTGCGTCTGTTGTTAGCATTGATGGGTCCTCAGCCATAATTGTAGAAACTGTTGTATAAGTACCGTTACCACTTGGTAATTTAACCGCTTTAAGGATTAAATTAATATCTCTCCCCTCTCTTGGGTTGGTGATATCTCCTTTCTTTTGAAATAGTGGGATTAATTTATCCATTATCCCATCTCCTTTGAAGTTATGTTTGAATCTCCAAAACTTTACTCCTTCATCTTCCCTATCTCTATCGATTACTCTAACAACATAGAATTTTCTTGGTCTATATTGTCTTGCTAGAACTTTATCTTGGGCATCTCCTGTCATTAATAAAGCCTCATTTACTTCACTAATAGGACTTCTTTCATTATCATTTTTACCTGGGTCATAAAGTTTTTGCCACTTACCATCAATTTGTACCTCATGAAACCAAGCTTCTGTAAATGGTGAAACTCCATCTTCTGGAGGTAAAATTCTAATTGTTCTTTCTCCGCTTGTTTCTCCTTTTGGTAAAAACGGTGCGAAATATTTTGTAAGGTCTGTCTTCTTTTTTTCGGTCCCTATTCCAGACTTGTTGGACTCATACTGTTTAAGAATTGAATCTAATACGTTGCTCATTTTAATTTTTTTTTATAATGTTAATTAATATTTTTTTTACTCATTAAATATACAAAACAATTCTCGTAAAGTAAAGATGCTTGTATAAATAAAAACCCAACTCTGTTCGGGTTGGGTTAAAATTATAATTATTTATTTTATTTGTCAAATGTCAGACTCTACCATTGAATGCAGAGGATTATCATTAGTCCAATAACAATTCCAAATATCCACCAAAAAGCCGCAACTACTGGGTCTTTAGGTCTTCCATCTGTAATGTGTTTAGTTCTGTCCATAACTTCTTTTGGTGTTGGCATTCCTTTTGTATTAGGTTGTCCACTATATAGTTTTTTATAATTACTCACCAATTGTTTCATACTCTTAGGATTTCCTAATAAACGTTTAACATCACTAACACTACGTACTGTTATCTCTTCACAGTCCCCATCACTTTTTCTTTTTTCTTCAGATACAATTCTTTGGATGAGTGTTGTTAACTCTGACTCTCTTAATGTTATTACTCTACCCATTTTTAATTTAATTCTTCGAAATTAACATCTATTTTTGAATAATTTACCATTAATGTCC